TCATGAGGACGCCAATACGCACGAGAGATAAACAAGCCAATCACCAATAACACCAGCGCAGGGATCTATATCCCCCGTCGTAGGTGGAGCATAGATATAGACGTTATCAACCGTAGCGTCATAAGGAGCATCACCCGAATACACACACCAGATATATGCGTTACCAGAAGTAGAGGTGAGATCGGTAGTAGCGGTATAAGTAAAAGACACCAAAGACGAATAATCCTGGGAGTTACAGATAAAGACCCCAGAGTTAATAACAGAGGAAGAAAGCGTAGAAAGTTGGCACGTTGTATAAGACCCTAGACCATCAGCCGACGTAGCATCGTAGTTAGAGAAATAACTCGTGGTTACAGCAGTAGAAGAGGCAACCAAATAGCAAATATATTGACCGACCGTAGTGCTAGAAGTTCCCCCTACAACCAAGTTACACGCACCCGTAGAGGTATTAAGAGAGAAGGACGAAGCACACACGCCCGAATACAAAAGGACGTACGAAGTTGTCAGAGTAGCTAGGAGGCACACTTGAACACTCAGAGTATCGCCAGAATTACAAGAAAATACCGTAGTAACTAGAGAATAGGTCGGAGGTTGCACACAAGTAGAGCCCAATAATTGCCCGTAGCCCGGGCCGCAAGAATACGTAACGGTAGAAATCTCAGGGTAAGTATTAGAAGCGAGCAAGCAATTACCACCGAACAGAACAGCATTACCCGTACACGAGTAAGTAGTCGTATAGGTAGCAGAGTAAGACGATGCACCATGAGAACAAGTAGAACCAGAAAGCGCATCAGTGATCGTAGAACAGGAATAAGTAGTAAGGATAGTAGCCGTATAAGAAGTAGAGGCAGTAGTACAAGAAGTACCGCCAGTATAGACACCGACAGCGCACGAACCCGTAGTAATAGCGGTAGGGGCGTAATTATTGTAGGTAAGAGGATAGGTACAGGAATAGTAAGGACCCGCAGACAAACTAGAGCCCGTTAAAGGACAAGAGTAAGTAGTAGTAACCGTCGCAGGAATGGTAGAAGAAAACATAAGGCAAGTAGTAGCCGAATTAAGAAAAGCAGGATAAGTGCACGAATACGTACTCTTGGCAGTAGGCGCGTAATTAGAAGGAGGCGCAACAGCACACGAATAATACGAACCGCCGACGCTAGTAACAATGCCACCGGAAGGACAAGAGTAAGTAGTAGTAACGGTCGCGTTCTGAGTAGTAGTACCCGCAGTAATACAAGTTGTACCAGAGGTTGGGTGTCCATATAGATCACCGCCACCAGTAGGACAGGTGTAAGTGACGCTAGGGGTGGCAGGGTAAGACGTAGCGGAAATAATGCAGGTAGAACCAGAAACAGTGCCACTGGCACAGGTATAAACGGAAGTTGCAGTGGCGGGAATACTTGACGCGGTAGTAGTGCATACACCCGTAAGAGAGTTAAGTGAATCCCCAGCTAAACATGAAAAAACAAATGATGCAGTTGCAGAGACAGAAGATCCCGCCGTCAAACACTGGTAACCAGTCGGGTCGCTAATAGTGGCAAAAAGTGTGCCAGTTGCACAGGTGTAAGACTTAGACGCAGGGTAAGTCGTATTAGTAGTAGTGCAGATCGTAGAAGTACCAGACCCCGACGCACTATAACCAGTTGGACAGGTGTAGGTAGTTGTAGAAGTAATGGGGGCAGTAGTAATCAACGTACCCGCGTAAGTCGTAATAACAGAATGGGTACAAGTAGAGCCCGACAAGGTATCACCAGAGGTACACGATAAACCCAAAATCACAAAACTAGATGAACCACTAGTAAAGGTGTCATAGGTGTACGTTCCATCATTCGCAATAGAACCGCCAGAAGTAAGAACAGTAGTACCCGTATAACGAACAATAACTTCACCACTCATACCCGAACCACCAGAAGAACCGCCAGAGCCGTAATTCACAGCGTTAGTTTGAGTTGAATTATTGCCCGCACCACCGTTGCTAACGTAAGCAGTACCGCTAACCGTCCAGATAGAAACCCCCGAACCGCCACCGTAACCAGAGGAAACACAACCGCCCGCACCGCCACCGCCAGAGCCACCAGAAGCACCAGCATTATAAGGAGAGCAACCTTGAGAACCAGTACCACCAGCACCAGCAGATGCACCGCCACCGCCACCAGTGCCACCGTTACCGCCAGCTACATAACCCGTAACACCAGGCATACCACCACGACCGCCACCGTAAGAGATTGCACCGTTAAACGATGAATTACCACCCGTATAACTTGCAGAATAAGAACCAGTACTAACAGCACCGCCAGCACCGACCACAACAGGATAAGAGCCTGAAGACAAAGTAGCAGAGGAAGACTGAACCCAACCAGCACCGCCACCGCCAGAGCCAGCATTATTTGGAACACCACCTGAACCGCCACCGCCAACAATCTCATACGCAACCGTAAGAGAAGAGACACCAGAAGCCGAATAAGTAGAAGTAACAGTATGAGTGCAGACAGCAAGTGAACCGCCACCATTAGTATCACCAGTCGTACATGAATACACATTCGCAACAGTGGCACTTGCTACCGAAACAGGCAGGAGAAAAGAAGCAACGATCGCTAAGACGATCGGTACGACTGTTTTAGATATCTTCACTTCTCTTCTCCTGTCTAGGGGTTAATTAGCCAACGCGGTTAGCAAACTTGCGAACCATCTTGAAGGCGATACGTACGGTGATACCGAGAACCATGAGCCCAACGGCTACAGGAATCAGTACCGACGTAAGCCAAGTAGTAACCTCAGCAAAAAGTGAGGTTGGGTCATACGCCAATGGGTCAGCAGTAGCGAAAGCACTTGTACCACCTACAACGATCAGAGCCGAAGCGAATGGGATAGTGACCTTGCGAGACTTCAACGCATTAAGGACATTCTTCATAAAATCACCCCCTCCCCTTCTCAGTATTACCCGGTGTGAGCAACATTTATTTCTTACCGAACCGATCTAAAAAATGCAGAATCACGCCTGCGATAGAACCCCAAATAAGGAAATAAATCGCTATAGGTTGCATTAGAGATCGCTCACAAAAAGATTTTGGATCATGCGAAGTGCAAAGTTAAAAGTAAGTACAGGAACAACAAGCGCGAAGTAAGCAGTAAATAGAGGCAGACCATAGTCATACGCGCTCATAACACACCACCGTTATTTCAGATGGAACATGATCACAATGCTTAAACCAAGAAGGCTGAAAATCTGGAACGCTAACGATCTTGCTAGAACCTTGAAGGCACTTACGACAGAACACAGAAACAGACAGATCAGCAATCATCGCTTTAACCAAGTTAAAACGAGTTGAGCGGAAAGTAAAAACACAATGATGAGTAAGCAATCCTGATCAACAGTGCTACCCGGGAACATCAGAAGCGACTAACAAGAGCAGGTGGCGTAGGTGAAACTTGAAGCCGAACAAATTGAGCGAAAGAATTAGATATCTCGGCAGCTGTAACCCTCAAAATCCAGAGACATTTAGCGGCTTCGTAAAAATCCGCATTAGTCCATTCTGAGGAAGAGCGCAGGCACACATCGTCGAGCAACTGATTAACAGTCACATCTAGGGCAATAAGTTGCCCGACGTGAAGGTCAGTATTACGAAAAAGGAGTGCCTGCGCATCTTTCAGCATTAGTCGCTAATAACTACGACGTCAGAGAGAACTTTCAGATTAAGCCCGACCTTGCGCCCGGGGAACTCTGAAAGAGAGATAGTAGGAGTGAAGGAGACTTCATCACCAGCCTTAGCAGAGTGATAGTCAGCCTCTTGAACGCCGAAACGAAGTGGCGCACCCTTCTTATCAGGGTTAGCGAGATACCAAGCGTAGAAAACCTTCTTGGCTTTCGTGGTTGCGTCCTCAAATTCGCCACGCTCCACATCAACAATCGTGCCTTGCAGGGTTAGACCCATCTTCGTGCCCTTCATTAGCAAGAACCGCTAATCGGTGTTCTTGGTAGTATCAGTGTATTACCTAGAGGGCACAAAGCGAAAGACCCCCCCGCGCGTCGCGCGGAAGGGGTCTCTCTTACTTTGTAGCCCTAAGCCAGATAACCCAACCTTTGGATTGAACCAATCATCGGAGTAACTGGACTATCACGAGCAACAAAGGGAAGCCTAGAGGGGAAAACCCTAGACATTAGGTTTATCTCTAGTGGCTAGCACTCTCAAGATCAAACGCCTTACAGCGATCTAGAGTTAATTGGGCTTGCTCGAAACATTCTGCCAGTTGCAGCTGAGTCTCGTAATAATCAAACTCTGCCGGGTAAAGGTACGGGTCAGTCTCTTGAAGGCATCTTAGGAGATCGGCGCGAAAGTCAAACCTAAGCGACATTTCCTGCGGAGTAAAAAAATTACCACTAATTCCCTGTTCAACTAGCCACCCCCCAATATCGGGAGCCTCAGTTCTGAGCAAATCATAGAGCGCACCATTAAGACGAGACTCACAAATTTTCTTCCATGTATAAGGAGATAATGCGCCAACAAATTTAACCGATGGAGACACAATCTGTAGATTATCGGCTATTTCTGGAGGTAGCGCAGAGAGGTCTAGTACCTCATCAGAGGCAAGATCAGCGTCGGACTGCCAGAGAACACCGTACTTCTCACTCATGCCCTTAGACATGGTAAATAACCTCTTCTTAAAGATCGCCTTCTCGTAGGCGTGCCAGACGTATTTAGAGTCCAGATCACCCAATACGGCTAAACCATGAACCTGCCAAATGCCCAGATTATCGCCTTTAGCGGACTTATTGCGTCCGTTGGTAATCTCAAGAGAAGACATACCGCAAGCCTTCGTTAAATACCACGCGCGCTGATCGTCGGTAGCGTTCTCGACAATGTGCACTGCCTTATCTGCAATAGGAGCAAGAAGACCCTGTTTCTCAATGTGGGCTAACCACGTTCTTTCCATGTCGGCTCGCAAAATGTCAAAATCAAAGCCCGGGCGATGAATAATCGCAATGTGATAGTGGGGGTGAAAACCGTTCTTACCATGAGTTATTTCCAGCACGCGAACAAAATCGGCCTGGTACTCCTTACGCAAAATCTTGTATGAAGTAGAGCCCTGAACGTTGGTATAAGCCTGCTCCATAGCAGCTAATAAATCTTCTAGACGGTTACTCTTCTTATGACGGACTGTAAGGGTAAGCATAGAGACCTGATAGCCCTGCGTCTTAGCATTAGAAAATACTTGGGATAACCAGACCCCGCGAGCCTTAGCGATACGGCTAGAGCAAACAACACAGGTGCTAGGACTAGAACAACGCATAAGCCCAGAGATAATTGGATTAGTAGGCGAAGAGAAAAGAGATATGTACCCGTTCTTAGCAATCGGGACTCGCCCACACAGGGCTTGACTCTTGCGCGTTGAGTTCTCCCACTGCCACTGTAGGGCTGTCTTCATGTCTGGCTTCATCTTGCGCCCCTATCTTGACTTGAACCTTGCTTAAAATATCTGAGTAATCGCTCATTTGACCGAGAAAAACCTCTTGGGCGATCTCCTTATTAGAGGAGGTATCTTCTTGGCTTAATAATGGTAACACAGAGCCTCCTGCCAACTGTATAACGGTCTGATTCTGCGCTGTGGCGTTAGAGAGAGAGATAGCAGTGGCGTAGGCGTTAGAGAGCGACTGAGCCTCTGCCCGGGCAATGTTAGAGACCTCAAGAGCAATATCTACGTTGGCTTGCGCCCACGCCTCAGCCTTAGACCATGAAGAGCCCTTACCAGCCTTGAAGATAAACCACTGGAAGGCTAAAACGGCTAAGAAAGAAAGAATGGCAGGAAATAGACCTAGATGCGCGGACTTAACAACGCCGAAGGCAAGCCCCAAAGCCAGACCCATACAGGATAGAAAACCGATCAGCGTGCCAGCATTATGAGACTTTAGAGGCTTCATTTAGAGGCGTCCTTCCGAGTTAAAAGAATTTCATTAGTGTCATAGGAGTCAGCAGTAACCTGCTTAAACCAGATAATTGAATTAGACGCCGAGTGCGCCTTCTTGCCGAGATTCTTAGCACCGTAATAGGTCTGACAAGTGAAAAAGAGCGGGTGACCAAAGAATCCAGTTAGCCACGGACGCAGCTGATGAATGAGATGGGTACGATCTCTGATGATTTTATCAACGGTAGATAAATCCTGAGAAATCCAAAGCAAGGTATAACCGACCTTGCGAGTCTGGCTAAAGAAGGCAGTCATGTCATCGCCAAAATCTTTCCAACCGCGAGAGCCAAACCAGAGTTGTGCCTCGTCTAAAATCAC